TCAGTCCACATTTATTAGTTGATCCAAATCTTTCTCTTGTTCTTCGTCAAATTTTGCTTGTATTGCTCTCTGACGTAGTTCATTTCTATATATTGTAACAAAAGTTTGAAGTTGTGTCAACAGTTGATTGTTCCCTAAACGCTGGGCTTGGTAATATTTTTTGTTCAATTCGCTTAGTTTAAGCTCTACATCACTAGTAGATACTTCGGATAAGTTTTCTTCTAATGGATGAAACATATTAACTAAATGTGCCCAAATGCCTCATGTAAATGAACTCTTGGCTGTGTCGCCAAACTTCAATAAACACAGGATCTGTGGTAGAAGTTAATGTAAGTGATGCTGGAAAAGCACTATCTTTCTTAATTACAGTGCCGCCTGTAGTTGTAAATGTTACTGCTCTGTCACCAACACCTGAAGCGTATAGTTCCAAAGTTACTTTACTTACTCCACCTTGTGCTGTTGTTTCTTCACCATTTGCAGGATCTCCTGCAAAGTTTGTGAACTGTAAGTTAAGTGCAGATGATGCGTTAATAATAAAATAAGAGCCAGTTTGGTAATCAATTTCTGTCGTTGTTCCGCCAACAAGTGGTACTGTACCCAAATTATTAGTTTTATCTCTGTTATTTGCCATAACAGCTCTAGTAACTTGATTAAGTTGAAAGTCATTAATGTATGACCCACCGCCTGGATTGGATAATCTAGCGGCAGTTGACTCAAGACTAGTAATTTCAGTCTTGGCTGTGTTTAAACTTGTTTTAATAGTATCGAAATTATCCCTGAATGTTTGGGTGTCGTTATCGGCACCTGCTACAGGAAAGTTTTCGTTTATGCTCAAATAATTTATATTACTCACGGTTTCTTTTCTCCACGTTGCGGGAATACAAAGTATTTATCCTCAATTTGTCCGTCAACTATATCTATTATATAGCGATCTGCAACAAAGTTAATAGACTTAAAATCAAACGCTTTTTGCTTGATTCTAGCTAAAATACTGTCGGCCTTCCCTGGTTTTGTATAACACAATACTAGTGCTTTGGTAAATCCAAGTTCATAAGTCTTTGTTTCTTGGATACTTCTCATCCATAAAGGCAAAAACTCTCTGTCTCTTTCCCCAACAGTTTGTATTCTCTTTCTCATGTTATTTACTGAATTAGGAAAAATTCTTTGATGATCTGAATCACTAACTAACGGAATATCGCTATCAATGCTAATACTGTCGTAACTAACAATAATTTTACTGTTAATATTGTCTTTTAGTTCTATTACTTGTGATATGCTTTTACCGTTCTTTTCAAGATCGTCAATTAGATCAACATAGACAACTTCATATAAAGTTGATTGTGTAGTTGGATCTTTAGCTACTGCTTTTTTAACATCGCCAAACGTAAAGCGTTTGTTATAGTGATTTTGGCCCATTGCAGAAACAAACGTTTGTGCTGTATTACTTTCAATACCTGCAAATAGTAATGCTGTTAGTTCACTTTGTACTCCGTAATTTTTATCACCATAACGATATATGTCATCAGGTTTAAAAACAGTAGAGTCGGTAATAAAGTTAAACCATGATAATCTTTTCTCTTTCGTTTGTAATGCTCTAACAAGTATGTTTGAGAATACTGTTTGATTATCAGCAACAACTTTTATTTTAAACTCTCTTAATGCTTCAGCAAAGTTTGCACCGTCTTGGGCTTTTATTGTAAACTTAAACTCTTTGTCAAACGATGTTCTTTCTTGATCAAATACTAAACTAAAATTTTTAGAACGAGTTGAAGAATCTTCGCCAGCACTATCTTTTTCATAAAATCTAGTTAAGCCTAACCCTTTATTGTCTTCAAATTGTTTTACTTTACCTTGTATAAGTCCTGTAGGCAAAAATTCTAAACCTTCAGGTAACTTTCCGCTCTCTAATGTATATAATATTCTACCGCCGTACAGTAAACTTTTTGCTTCGACGTATAAGTTACTAGGCTCATTGGGTTTAATACTTCCTCTGTCTGAAGGAGTTATCCATTCAATCGAACTTTCGATGTCACCAATAATATCTACATTGAATGTTCTTTCAACTGTTGAAACACCTGGTACCCAAAAATCACTATCTGTAGGCAATCTGTTTTGGTTTTGCACAGTAGCAATGTATATAATACCATCATAAACAATTGCTTCATTAACATTATAAATTCTAGTGCTACTCCAATCACCTACAAGTGTGTAATTAATTGTTGCTAAGTTTGCAGGAAAGTTTACAGCTCTCATGGTGAACTGATAGTTTTTAGTTACTGCTGCTTGATAAGGAACTTTACCAGAAAGGTCACCTGTTACTGTGTCAAGTGTAAGTCCAGGTGGTATAGCACTTGCAGTACCGTCTGGATTATTATCAACCAAGAAATAAGTTATTGTACCTGACAACGTAGGTGGATCGTAAACATCTAATGCAATAGTTACAAAGTTATTTGCTCTATACCTACCTAAGTAAGGATCTGTGATCCATAACGGTTGTCTGTTACCACTGTTGTCTGCTTGGAATAAATTTGTATCAACTTGTAGTAATGTGTTATCTGCTTTTAAAAATTCTTCAGTAACAACATAAATTTTAAATGTTCTATGTATAGCGTTAATGCCGTCAGTGACTGCAATACTAAAAGTATATTCTCTACTTAACTTTCTAGGTATCTGACTTCCTTCTGCATAGTCAAATCGTTGTGTGTCGTAAAAGTACGTATCAAACCCTGTTGATGTATTTTTTGCAATATCGAGAGGAACAGTATCAAAAGAATGTGTATCGTATGCACCAGTGTTAGCTGCATTGTACTCTACAGCCTGCACAGGCTCCGTAAAACCGCTGATCTTTCCTGTTTGGGACAATGACAAGCCAGGAGGTAAAAGACCGCTGTTAGGCACCAAATAATAGCTTAGAACCTCCCCTGCTGTAATATCTTTGTCTGTTGCTTGTAATTGAAAATCTATCTTAGAATCGTCAAGTGCAAAGTATGCTTCGCCAAGCCCGACATTTAAATATCCTCTTTCTGTAATCCATTCTGGAAAGTCTGCACCAGTAATTGACATACTAAATGTTCTATCCATACAGCCACCAGTAGTGTCATCTGCTCTAATAACAAATTTCTTAGTTGTATGTTTTGTAACTTCTCCAGGCGCACCTTTGATGACACCATCGGATAATACACAGCCTGTAGGAAGTGTACCAGCAATTATAGAAAATGTGATTGGGTTAGAAGTATCTGTAGATGCCTCTATTGGAATGTTGACTGTGATCCTTTCTTCGAAAGTACCTAAGTCTCCTGCTGGCGTTATCCAAGTAATTGCCATTTAGACTTCGCTCCCTATATGCCGCCAACATCTAAATTGATTCCTGAATCATACGTTAGTGTACCAAAATCAATATTAGATCCTTGCAGTGCTAATTGTATGGCATTTTCAAATCCTGAAGCTCCAACAGGTCCGAAATCGTATGTTGTTAAGTACTCAGTTACAGGTACAATAGTTTTAAATTTAATAGTACTACCTACAGCGGTAACTTCAATATCTTTGAAACCGTTTTCTGATTGTGGCGCACTAGTACCTTCTAGAGTAATTTGTTGATGCACGTTTGCCAACATACTACCACTGTCTGTATCAATTCTTGTAAATGCATCTGGTGCTGTACTAGCAACTATAATTGCCTCAGGACCTTCATCAAGTTGCATTTTAGCGCCAGCTACTAATTTTCTAAAGTTTAAGTTCGAACCAACTTTATCTGCAAACACACTAACACCATTAGCACCTGTATTGGTTGCTGTAATTGTTAGTTCTGCTTCTAGTGTAGAGAAGTTTGTATTGACTTTCTGGAACGCTGTTCGTAGATCGTCACCTAGCCCATCGTTTACAATATTACCTATGTTTATTAATTGTACTGCCATTTGTCACTCCTAATGTAGATCCGCCCAGCCTGCTGTACTGTCACCGTTTGCATCAGCAGCGTATCCTTGAAACTTTCCTGTTGTTGTATTATAGATCATCATACCTAACACTGGTGTAAGTGCATCTACTTCAGTCTGTGTTAGTTGTGGTGGCCCAACATATAATTCTGTAAAGTTAGAATTAATTTTTTCAAACGCCCCACGTAGAGTATCGCCTGTTCTATCGTTTGCGGATGTTCCAATGTTTACTGTAAGTTTTGCCATCTATCCGCTCCTATACCCAACCGCCGATTGCAATTCTGCCCCAGCCCGTACTCTTGCGGACATAGACATAACTGTCATCAACTCTAATTTCGCCAACTTCTGCTGCTTCTGTTTCTGAACCTGGAGCAGCACTGTTCGGTGCAATCTTACCTGTAACTGTGCCTGTTGCACCATCAATTACTACAGAAGAGTCATCACCAAATACTGAACCTCTAATATCAATAGTTGCAGTACCATTTAGCACTGCTGCTGGTATTGTGCTGCTAACAGCGTCTATTAGTAATGTACTATCATCGCCAAACACACTACCTTTAATGTCAGTTACAGGACTTCCTGTGTACGATACTTCGCCTGTTGTAGCATTG